CGATGGTGGCGGCGTGCGTAGCGGCGGGGGAGCGGTCGCTCTCGCCGGCGGTGCTCGCTGGGTGCGTGGCGCGCGGGGTGTACCTGGAGCGGTGGGTTTCGAAAAGAATGGCTAGCCAGTGAAGGTTGAGGGTTTGAGCGTTGACGCAGAAGACCGGGCAGGGACCGGTCAGAAGGAGTGAGGACCATGGGCAAATCGGACAACGATCTGGCGACTAAATATGGCAAAGATCGCGCACTCGTGTTGCGTGAGGCGGAGGCTCGCGGGGCCAGCCAGTTTGCGATCGAAGAAATCAAGTCTTACGCCGGCGACTCCGAAGCGGGCGTGGATGGTTGGAGGGAAGCCATGTCCTTCGCGGAAGAGAGGGAGGAGTCCATCTCTGCGCTTGCGGAGGAAATCAAGGCGTGGATGAGCGGCGAACAGCCATTCATTAGCCACGACTCCTCGTACGAAGCGGAGGAAGTGGTGATGGCGATGCGCAAGGGCCAAGACGCCAGTACGTTGCTTGGCCTTACTCATAAGATGGCGCTGGCCAGAACTGCGGCGACCGTAGCGTTCAGGGTCGCGGAGATGAGGCGCATGAGTTTTGACAACGGAGAACGGTCGGAGCGCGAGGACGGGCCCGCGCGGCACGCCGTAAAAGACTTCATTGACGAGCTGAAGGAAACGCTACAAGCGCTAGAGGAAATCGACGCCGAGGCCGGAGGATGACCATGGGAATCGCATTTGATGGTGTTGGGGCGAGCGGGTATCTCACGGTGGTGGCATCCGGACGCACGAGGGCGCTGTACGGCGGCGACGTCCGCCTCCTCGAGTGGTACTTCACGCAATACGCCTTCGAGCGCTCGACCTTCGGCGCGACGCTGGCGCGGCAGGAGGCGAGGTATCGGGACAGCACGGGGAAGGTCATCCAGCGCGGGGACGACTGGTCCTGGGTCTCGGGTCGCGTGAGCCGCCCGACCGCGCTTCTCGACCTGCTCGGCATCGATCACCCGCAGCCGCCGATGCACGTGAACGAGGACCCGGCGGAGGGGCGGAGCGAGCCCGACGACGAGGCGCTCACGAAGCACGCGCAGGTCTCGCGGCGCCTCCTGGGGGTCGAGCGGCAGGGGCGCATCCACACCGCGGTGCTGGGCGCGTACTACGGCAACGACGGGATCGGCTGGCAGGGCTTCACGAACGGCCGCTTGTGGGCGATGTCGCCGCTGACGGAGACGGGAGCCGCGATGCTCGCCCGAGGCCGCGTGGGGCCAACCCTGACGCCGGCAAAGGCGCTCGCCGAGTCGGTGAAGGGGAACAACGAGGGGAAGATCCAGCGCGAGGCCGCCGTGCTGCTCGAGGCGGCCGAGACCGCGTGGCGGGCGACGGCGCCGCCGAGACGGGACAGGCGGGAGGAGTCGCGGGAACGGATCCGCGAGCTGAGGCTGGTGCTCGCGTGATGGCCCCGGCCGTCTCTGTTTCGCTCCTGGCCAGAAAGCTGGCATTGCCTCAGCGCACCGTCAGAAGGTGGGCGCGAGACGGGATCGTCGAAGCGTGGCGCGCGCGAGCCCGCGGCAAGTGGATGATCTCGGCGAGGTCGGCGGCGGAGATTCTTCGTTCGGCACGCTAGAATGTCGGCCACGTCGGCCACCGTTCGGCGACCAAAGCGCCGCCTGGGTCCATGTTTGTGCACATGAAGAACGAGCATCGCGACGGCGCGACACTTGATCAGATCGGCGTGGGCGAATCGATGACGCGGGAGCGCGTGCGCCAGATCGAGGAACGGGCGCTGGACAAGCTCCGCCTGATGATGCTGGCGGTGCGTGGGCCCGAGTCTTGGGACGATGACGATGGGTCGGCCGTCGAGATTTCGGGTGGCAAGCACGTCGTCTGGCCGATCGCGAGCAGGCCAATCGACGCTGATGAGCGATCGTGGCTCCAGCTCCACCATCGGAAGATCCGCACGTTTGTGATGGGCTCAGAGAAGTGGGCGTTCGAGACGCTATACGCCCATCGCCTGGCCATCCTCGACGCGAAACGGAGGATGACCGACCCGGGAGAGATAAAGCCGAAGGCGTGGCTTCTCCGCCTCGTCACGCGCGCTGAAGTAAAGAGCGCATCGATCGCCTCGCTGCGGGAGCAGGCGATAGTGAAGGAGGCTCGGTATCTCGGCGGCCCGCGGCGGAAAGCACAGCCGTGACCGACATCGGGGCGTGCGACTGGTGCGGCCACGACGCGAGACTCGGTGCCGTGGCCGTGTGCGAAGAAGACTACGTCATGGTCTGCGAAGGCTGCAGCCTTGGCGGATGCGCGCACAAACCATGCGCGCGGTGCGGTTGCGTTCGTGACCTAACGAAGTCCTCGGGCGCCGACGGACGTGTGGTGTGGACGTGCTGGCATTGTACGCCGATGCCTCCGTTTCAGAGGGAGGTGGACCCCGGGATCCTAAAGATGCTCACGCGCGACGACGGCAGGCGGCCCAGGGCGATTAGATTCGCCGCCGACGACTCGGTGTCTCCACTCGGAATCTTCTACACAATGCGGGTTGAGGGGAAACGATGAGCGACTATCTCACGATGGGCCAGGCCGCGAAACTGATGCGCATTGGCGAGGGCGTTGCCGCGGCAAAGCGCGCTAGGCGGCTACTCATCGTCCGCCAGAAGTCCTGCCGGCAGAAGTTGATCTGGTTCCGCGGCACCGGCCGTCACGCCCGCGCGTATACGACCGAGGCGACGCTCCGGCGAAACCTACCCGAGCTTTTCGACAAGACCGAGGATGTGGTCGCGCACCTCCGTGCGTTTTTGCGTGAAATAAAGCAGGACGTTTCCGGATTGCGCAACGAAGTCGAAGAGATGCGGGCATCCAACAGCGTTCTCGCGGCGGCGTACAAGCGGCGGTTTGGTGCCGGATTACTTCCGTTACTTCCGTTACTTCCGTCGAAAGCGCCATGCGGCATAGGGCATAGGGTCCAGGCGCATCGCGTGCGTCTGAGCCGGACCAAGACGCCAGGACCGGAACAGCGGTTCGCCGGCGCACAGGGCAGGGCGCTACGGGTCCGCACCCGCGGCGCCGCCCTGGACACCACAGACTGGACCGGCGCTGAGCCGACGCTCCCCCGCAGGCGAGGCGACGGTCCCCTATTTCGACGAGAGACGAGAGCGCCAATGGCGTCGCCAGTGTTCGACCGAGCGAGGGCGGTGAGGGTTCTGCTCGACGCCGCAGCTGTCGGTGACTCGGCAGCTTGCAAACGGCACGGAATCAGCGAGAGAACGCTGCAGCGGTATCGGGAGAGGGTAGGCGCCGACCCCGAGCTGACGGCGGTTGTCGCGGAAAAGAAGAACGCCGAGGAGGCCGGGTGGAGCGCGTCGCGCCGCCGGTTTCTCCGGAGCGCGATCGCGAAGCTCGAGGCGATGATCGCCGAGGCCGGGCCGGACCAGATCCGGGAGGTCGCCGGGGCGATCAAGATCGTTGGCGAGCTCGAGGTCGTCGTCGTCAACATGATTGGAGCGGGGACGGATGGCGAGCAGCCTGGCCCTTCCGGCCCGCCTTCGGGCCCTCAGTCGAATGCGGGAGCAGTTCCGACCGGCCCGAGCGGCGGCGGCGCACCCAGCGTTCACTGAGTCGCTCCTCGACTTCGTACCGCGGATCTCGACCCGGTACCGTCGACCCCTTCACCTGATGCCGCTGGTGCGCCTGTTCGAGCGCATCGCGAGCGGCGAGCGGGTTCGAGCCTGCGTCTCGGCGCCGCCGCGGCACGGGAAGACCGAGCTCGAGATGCACGGAGCCGCGTGGCTCATGCGGCAGCGCCCGGAGTGGCAGTTCGCGCTCATCGGGTACGCCGCGACCTTCGCGGAGAAGAAGAGCCGCAAGACGAGACAGCTCGCCGTCAAGGCGGGCGTCCCGATGGCGGCAGACGCCGCGAGCCGTCGCGACTGGCGCACCGGCGTCGAAGACGGAGGCATGTGGGCTACGAGCGTCGGCGGTCAGGTGACCGGCGAGGGCTTCCACGTGATGCTGGTCGACGACCCCACGAAGGGGCGCATCGAGGCCGAGAGCGCGGTCAAGCGCGAGCACGTGAACGAGTGGTTTGACGACGACGCGTACACGCGCCTCGAGCCGAACGGGTCGTGCATCGTCACGCAGACCCGCTGGCACACGAACGATCTCTCGGGCCACCTGCTAGAGAGCGGCGCGTGGGAGCATGTTTGCCTTCCCGCGATCGCCGAGACCGACGAGCCCGACGGGCGACGAATCGGGGAGCCCCTGTGGCCCGAGCGCTGGTCGCTCGAGTCGCTCGAGGAGACGAGAGATCACCTCGGCGGAGAGACCGGCTACGGATGGGTCTCGCTCTACCAGGGCAGACCGAACCCCCGCGGCGGCGCTGTCTTTCACGGCGACGTGCATGTGGCCGAACGCCCGACGCACGATGTTCGGTTCGCGATTGGATTCGACCTCGCGTATACCGCGAAGCGGCGCGCCGACTGGAGCGTGGCGGTCGTCATGGCGATGGTCGGCAAGACCGCCTACGTCATCGACGTCGTTCGAAAGCAGTGCGAGGTGCCCGAGTTCGAGACCGAGCTCGTCCGACTCGCGATCGACTACCCGAGCGCCAGCGTCGCTTCGTACGTGAGCGCGCAGGAGGCCGGCATCGTCGCCCTTCTCGCGAAGAACCCCGTCCTTTCACGAGCGGAGGCGCTGCCGGCGCGCGCGGAGAAGTTCATCCGCGCGCAGGCAACCGCCGCCGCGTGGAACGCGGGACGAATCATGCTGCCGTCCGGGCGAGTCCCATGGGCCGCGGACTTCGTTCACGAGGTCAAGTCGTTCACCGGCGCCGACGGCGGGCGCGACGACCAGGTCGACGCGATGGTCGCCGCCTTCGACGTGCTCGAGGCGGGCGCATCGGCGTCCTTCGAGTCCGGCCTCGGCGACGAGTTCTTTCACAACGTGTCGCCTCGGCGGCACTGACCTTTCACAGCTGGGGAGCGAAACCATGGCCGTCTGCAAGCGACAACGGGCCCACGCGGCCATCTCTCGCGGCGTGATCAACGACGCCGACCAGACCACCGAGGCGAAGGCCAAGCGCGTGGCGAAGGTGACGCTGCGACAGACCACGGCCGGCGCGACGGACAACCTTGCGCGCACCTACGCCGATGCTGCGGTCAAGCACGCGGAGTCGGTCGGTGGCTGAAGTTCCTCTCCCGTCCAAGCCCGATACGACCGTCTACCGAGATCTCCCGGTCCAGTCGTTTTTCGAGTGGGACGTCAGCTCGATCCTCACCGCGCTCGCCGAGCATGAGCTTGGCCAGTTCTGGGGCGCTGCGATCCTCTCCGACTATCTCCTCCGCGACGACCGCGTGAGCGCGTGTCTCGGTACACGCGTCAACGGCGTCCTCGGACTACCGTTCTCGATCGAGCCCTCCCCCGACGGCGACAGGCGCTCTGGCGGCAAGGTCGTCCGCGCGCTCGAGAGGGCCTGGCCGCGGATCTTGAAGCGCAACCAGCTCGGCGAATTCATTCGCTGGGGGCGGATGATGGGCTTCGCGATCGGCGAGCTCGTCTGGGACACGACGGGCGAGCTGTGGGAGCCGCGCGTCAAGGTGTGGCACCCGGCGCATTGCTACTACCGCACCGATACGCGGCGCTTCTACGTGAACACGATGGATGGCCCGGTGGAGATCACCCCGGGCGACGGCAAGTGGATCCTGTACACGCCGCACGGCGAGTATCGCGGGTGGATGCACGGCGCGGTGCGGTCTGTTTCGATCGTCACGCTCATCCGCCAGTTCTGTTACCGCGACTCGGGCCGCGCGGCCGAGATGTACGGCCTCGGGGTGCGCGTTGGGAAGATCCCCGCGCAGGCGAGCACGGTGGACAAGGCGCGGTTTCTCTCTCAGCTCAAGAACCTGGCGAGCGACAGTGTCCTAATGCTGCCGCAGTTTCAGGACAAGGACGGCAAGCCGATTGGGTTTGAATTCGCGATTGAGGCGATCACCGCCGGACAGGGCGCCGCGAAACTCTTCGAGACAATTGCGGCTCGCTGCGACTCGGCCATCGCGCTCACGTTCCTCGGACAGAACCTCACCACCGAGGTCAAAGAGGGAAGCCTCGCCGCCGCGCGCGTTCACGGCGATGTGCGGCAGGATTACCTAGAGGCCGACGTCGCCACCGCGACCGACGACATTCGCGAGCAGATCCTTCGCCCGTGGGCGGCCTTCAATTTCGGCGACCCCGACGCGGCTCCCATGCCGATGTGGGACACCCGGCCGGAGGAGGACAAGGCATCCGGCGCGAAGACGCTGCTCGACGTGTCGGTCGCCCTCACGAACCTCGTGAACCTCTCGCTCGGGGAATCCGTCGACCTCGTCGCGCTCGCGGAGCGCTTCGGGATCCCGCTGAAACCAGGCGCCGACGCGGTGCCCGCGCCGGTCCCCGACGCCGTCGCTCCCATGAAGTCGTCGACGATCTCCCTGAGCGGCATCCGATGGCGCAAGCACGCCTGGACCGCCGAGCTTTCCGCAGCCTGAAAGGCACCGCACATGGCCACCCGAGCAGACCTCACCGCCGCACAGGCGGCAGCGGCGTTCAGCGCACAGAACGCCGCGATCGACGCGCTCCACGCCGCCACCGTCACGGCGTGCGCGTCGCTGTCGACCGCGCTGGCCGCGTACGCCCCGGCGATCGCCGTACAAAACGGACTGGTCGCGACCGCCAACCAGGTCGCGCAAAGCCTCTCCACGGGCGGCGGGCACGTCCAGGCCGAGGTGCGCGCGATGACGAGCGCCTACGCCCGCGAGCGCCTCGACGCCGCGCTGCGGTTGAGCCTCGGGCAAGCGGGCTACGAGGCGTTCCGCTCCGCTCTCCGGGCCTGGCTCTTAGATGGCCGCGCCCATCGATCTCTTCGGCCTGTCGGGGACCATCTCCCCGCTCACGCCGCGCACGCGCGCGCAGTCGGTCGACATCTCCGTCACCGACTTCGTTCCGACCTTCGTGAGCACGATGCTCAGCGCCACGGGCGGCGGCGTGGTTGTGGTCGACACCCAAGGCGGCGACGTCGCGGTGCCCGTCGCGATCGGCGTGGCGACCGCCCTCCTGCTCCGCGTCACCAAGATCTACAAAGCCGGCACCACCGCGACCGGGCTCACCGTCTTTACCTGAACGATGGCCACCAACCGCCGCAAGCGACGCGCCACCGACGCGAAGGCGAAGAAGCGCGCGGGTCGCGCCGCGCTCGACGCGACCCCGATCAACGTCGCGACGGAGATTTGCGTCTTCAAGATCGGCAACACCGAGACGACCAAAGGCTCCTTCATCCTCACCGAGGAGGACGCCGCGGCGCTCTTCAAGGCCTGGTCGGACCGCGGCACCGATCTCTCGTGGGACTACTCCCACGACGAGGCCAGCGAGACCATCACCGGCCCGCGCATCGCGGCGGCGTGGTCGAAGCTCGAGCTTCGCGCCGATGGCGTCTGGGCGGTCGATATCCAGTGGACCGAGCGCGCGCTCGACCTCATCAAGCGCCGCGAGCTTCGTTACTGGTCGCCCTTCTTCGACCTAGAGGAGCGCGAAGACGGACACCACCCGACGAACCTAATCAACGTCGCCGTGACGAACATCCCGGCGACGTACGGGATTCAACCGATCACCGCCGCCACTACGGGCGCGGACGGCAAAACGAAACGTCCCGCGGCCGGACGCGCGTGGGGACAGTTGCGAGAGATCACAATGGGCGCCGCCCAAGGAAAACGCAAAATGGCCATGACCAAAGCCGATCAGGACGCGGCGCTCAAAGCGCTCTACAAAAAGTGCAAGTCGGGCGAGATGTCCCACGCCTCCCTGCTCGAGGCCCTCAAGGCCTTCGACGTCGTCGGTGACGAAGACGACGAGGACGACGAGGACGACGAGGACGATTCGGCGAAGAACGCCGCGGCCCCGCCGGGCGACGACGACGACGACGGATCGGACGACGACGACGACGCGGACGAAGACGACGAGGATGACGAAGACGACGAAGACGACTCGGCGAAGCGCAAAGCCAAGCGCGCCGCGGCGTCTGCGTCGCCCGACAAGCCCGCCGCCAAGAAGCCGAGTCTCGCCGACAAGCTGAAGGCCGTCCTCGGTGCGAAGACCAACCGCGAGCTGCGGCACATGCTCACGGCGAAGCTCTCCGACGCCGCGCGCCTCCCCGAGCTCGAGCGCCAGGTCGCCGCGCTCTCGGCGCAGAGCAAGAACAGCGCGTGGGATGCCGCGGTCTCTGAGGGCAAGTCGGCCGGCAAACTCCCGCCGGGCATGGTCGAAGTCTACGCCAAGCGCCTCGGCAAGGATGCCAGTGCGCTGCGCGAGATCCTCGCGGCGATGCCGGTGATCGTGAAGCGCGAAGAGTCGGCGCCGGGCGCGTCGAAGAAGACCGTGATCGCAACGTCGCTCAGCGGCGAAGAGAAGCGCATCGCTGCTGCGATGGGCATCCCCGAAGACAAGTACCTCGCCGGCAAGGCGAAGAGCCAAGCGACGCTCAGCTCGCTGACCCCGGAAGAGGTCTGATCCATGGCCGCTCTCACCGCAGGACGTAACGTCTCCCAGATGGGCCAGGACCCGATTCCCGGGCTCTACGACTTCCCCGTTGCCGCGAACGTGCACATCTACCCGGGCGCGGGCCTCGTGGTGCAGGGCGGCTACGCGCGCCCCGCGTACACCGCGACCGGCCTCGTCTCGCTCGGGCGCGCCGACAAGGAAGCCGACAACACGATCGGACTCGCGACCAACGGCGCCATCACCGTCCGCGTGAAGATCGGCGCGTTCTATTTCAAGAACAGCGCCGGCGCCGACGCCATCGCGCAGGCCAACGTATTCTCGAGCGTGGCCTACTGGGTCGACGACAACACCGTCGCGCTCACCGACGGCGGCGGCACCCGCTCTGTCGCCGGCCCGATCGTGGGGCTCGACGCGACGCTCGGCGTCTGCGTGGCGCTCACCGGCCCGTTTGCCGGCGCGCTCGCGCCCGTAAATCCGGAGCAGTTCGCCGCCGGCAAGGCGCGCCTCGTCGCGACTGCCATCCCGGCAAACACCGGTACGGGCACCGGCGTCCTCACCGGCTCCGTCAACGGCGCCCTGGCGGCGCAGGACGGCGTCGCGCTGGCGGTCGGAAACACGATCTTCATTCAGCCCGGCACGGCCAACGTGGCGGCCAAGGACTCGGGCCCGTGGCTCGTCACGGCGTTCGGCGCGGTGGGCGCGAAGTACGTGCTGACCCGTCCGTCCTGGTGGTTCACGGGCTCGGCGATCGTCCCCGCGGACATCATCGACATCGGCGGGGAAGGCACCAACTTCCACGGCTACCAGTTCAAGGCGATGTGCGCGGCCGGTCTGATCATCGACACGGGCGACCCGATCTTCACCCAGCGCATCTTCAAGAAGACGATCACCCTCGCGGCCGGCACCTACACCATCGGCGCCGGCGGCGGTCTCGAGCAGTTCGGTCTGCTCGACACCACCACCAGCACGGTGACCATCTCGCAGAACACGCCCGCAGGCACCACGAACACCACGGTGTATTGCGCGGTCTCCGCGTCGCGCATCGCGGGCTACACCGGCGCCGCAGCGGTCGTGCTCCGCGCCAACATCGCGGCGGGAACGATCAACGTCGCGGACACCTCGACGCTCGACGTCGTCGTGACCAACTACTTACCCCCAGCGCGCTCGGGTGAACACCGCCCCGAGCGCGCCCCTCTTCCGCGTCTGAGTCCACGGCGCGCAGCACCCCCACAACTCCCCAACAGACGCAGGAACGCGCGAGCACGACTCGCCGCGAAGGACACCCAATGGAAATTACACCGTCCAGTCTCGCTGGCATGTTCACTGGCTATCAGGTGAACTTCAACCAAGCCTACGAGGCGTTCACGCCTTGGTGGGATCAGGTCGCAACGCCGATGCCGAGCGCGACCGAGCAGAACACCTACGCGTGGATGGCGCAGCTTCCGCGCATGCGACCGTGGCTCGGCGAGCGCACCGCGCGCAGCATCGCGGTGCACCCGTACACGCTCGTCAACGGTGATTGGGAGGAGACCGTGGAGGTTCCTCGAAACAAGATCCTCGACGACACCTACGGCGTGTTCGCGCCGCTCATGGCGTCGCTCGGCGAGGCCGCGAAGAAGTGGGAGGACGAGATGCTTCGTCCTGTCATCGAGGCGGGCAACACCACGCTGACCTTCGACGGACAGAACTTCTTCGATCCGGCGCACCCTATCGACGTGAACTTCCCCGACTACGGGACGCAGTCGAACATCTTCAGCACGGCGAGCGGCGACGCGCGCATCCTGACGCCGGAGAACTTCGCCTACGTCCGCCAGAAGATGCGGAAGTTCAAGGGCGAGAGCAACCGCGCCATGAATATCCGCCCGACCGTGCTCATGGTTCCTCCGGCGCTCGAGCAGATGGCCAAGATCGTGCTCGAGACCGAGTTCATCGCGAACGCCACGCAGGCCGGCGTCACGGTGGTCGGTCCGCAGACCAATATCTTCAAGGGCGATTGTAAGATCATCGTCAACGCCGAGCTCACCAGCGACACGGCCTGGTATCTCCTCGACACGTCGAAGGCGATCAAGCCCTTCCTGGTGCAGCGCCGGCAAGCGCCGGTGTTCGTGCCGCTCACGAGCCCCACCGACCCGAACGTCTACCGAAAGAAGATCTTCGAGTACGGCATCGACGCGCGTGGCGCCGCAGGGTTCACCTTGTGGTTTCTCGCGGCCAAGGGCGACGCGTGATCGCGGGCGGGGAGACGACGCGCATCAAGGTCCGCACGAAGCACGAGCCGCCAGCCGAGCGGCCCTACCTTCGCTGCGGGCTCAAGATCACGTCGCAGTGGCAGTGCCAAGACGTCGACGGGGTCACCCGCGCGACGCTCGAAGCCGACCCGCACCTGCGGGTCGAGAACGCCAACGCGGGCGATCCGTCCTTTCCGGACGCCTTGCGGCTCGCCGACGTGGAGACGCAGAACAGCGCGCTCCGCGAAGAGAACGCCAAGCTCCGCACGGCGAACGACGCGCTCAAGATCGAGCGCGACAAGCTCACCGAGACGCTGGAATCCGTGACGCTTCCCGCGCACGACGGACCGCAGCGCCCCGACCGGCAGCACTCGCGCGCCGCCCAGCGCGCTCAGCACGGAGGGTGACCGATGGCGACGCAAGCTCTGATCACAGCAGCCGAGTTCGCGTCGCTTTCGATCCCCACCCAGGCGACCGTAACGACGGCGGCGGGCGACATCGCCATCATCATCCTTCGGGCAAGCGCCATGGCGGCCTCCAAGCTGTCGTCCCGCTACACGTTTCCGCTCGTGTCTTGGGGTGAGGATCTCAAGGGCGAGGTCGCCGCGCTTACGGCGTGGTGGATTCTCGTTCGACGCGGCTTCAACCCCGACAGTCCCTCGGACCGCGCCGCGCGCATGGCGTACGAAGACGCGAACGACTGGCTCGACCAAGTCGCTCGCTCGGCCATTCATCCGGCGATCGTCGACGGTGGACAGGGCAGCACCCCTCAACTCCCGGACTCCGATCTCCAGGTGTCGCGCGGGTTCAAAGAGTGGGGCCAGAACGGCGTGCTCAACACCCCCACCAATCCGTCGAGCGTCTGACATGGCCATCACGGGCGACTTCGCCCGCATGTCGAAGCTCATCGCGCAGCTCGAGCGCGCGGCGCGCGGGGAGGCCTTCAAGGCCGTAGGTCGCGCGTTCGCGCACGAGCTCCAGCACCAGGTGGCGCGCGGAATCGACCAAGCGCGCGCCCCGAGCGGCGCCGCATGGAAGCCGCGCATCCAGGGCGGCAAAGCGCTCGCGACCCTCGGCGACCGGGCGATCGTCAAGTTCACGGGCAACGTCATCCGCGCGACGATCGCCTTCAAGTGGGCCGGCGTGCACCAGCACGGCGCGACCATCTACCCGAAGACCGAACGCACCGCGTCCCACTGGCACGGCAAGAACAAGCGCCTGAAGCACGACGCGTCGCGCACCACAAATCGGGGCGGCGTCCTCGCATTCTCGATCGGCGGCAGCAAGGTCTTCGCCCGCAAGGTCACGATCCCGGCGCGCCCAATGCTTCCGAACGAGGGAGCCGACATGCCGCCTCGCTGGGTGTTCGCCGTGCGCGACGTCGTCGACGAAGTGATCTTCGTCTGGCTTGGAGGCGGTTGAACGATGTCCAATCCCTTCGACGACATCTGTGACCGCTGCGCGCTCGCGCTCCAGACTGTCGCCGTCACCTCGAAACTCAAGCGCGAAGTCGCGGGCAACACCTCCCCAGGGGTCTACTACTGGGTCCCCGCCGGCGGTCCGCTCGTCGGTACCAATCGCAGCGGAGCCAACCAACTCGACGTGATGGCCTTGCTCGTGGACATCCACTGTTGGGGGTCCGCCGATCAGAGCGCGACGTCGTTTCTGTCAGACTTCGACGCCGCCTGGCACCTGTTCTCCGCGCTGATCAAAACGCTTCGACAGGTCGTCAAGGGCCGCAACTACACGGTAGGAAACATCGTCATCGATAAGCCGGACTTCATCGAATACGGCATCACGATCGTTGTGCCGGTGACCTTCCAGGTCGCGTTGCTCGACGTCGATATCCCGGTCGCCGGCACGCGCGGCGCGATCGTCGACCACGTCGATACGACGCTGACGACGCCGGTTCTGTTTGCAGAAGCAACCCCCGCTCTCTCGGTGCCCGGCGACGGGATCCTCGAGGGACGCGAAGCCTGAAAGGCACCTCCCATGTCTGACGCCATGCTGCCGCCTCCCGCGGCCGAGCAGGCGCCGCGATCTGTCCGCGGCCTGCCACTCGCCCCCGCTCCGGTCGAAACGATCACCGTGGAGGCCTGGCGCGACCGCAAGGGCACGCCGCTCGAGCAGTACGCGCCCGCCGTCGCCTACCACGCGTGGCCGGAGGGCCAGACGCTGACCGAGGCCGAATACGACGCAGCAATCGCGCGCGCCATGGGCGCTCGCCTCGGCTCAACGCCGATCACCCTTCGCCACCCCTGAGAGATCGACATGCCGATTCCCAGCACTACAGAGACGACGACCGATGGCGCACTAGGGTCCATCGCCGCAACGCCGGACAACACCCTACTGGCGATCGGCGCGAGCTCGCTCGGCACCGTCGCCACCCTCGTCGCGCTCACGCAGGTTCAAGACGTGCGCGCGGCGCTCGGGTACGGGCCGCTCGCCGAGTTCGTGGCCAACGTCCTCTCGCGCGGCAAGGGCAAGGTCAACGTCCTGGCGTGCCCGGTCACATCGACACCCGGCGCGCTCGGCGCGGTCGCGAAGGTCGGCACCGGAACGCAGACGATCCTCGATAGCGCGAGCGTGCCGAACGACCGCTACGACGTCGTTATCAAGATCATCCTCGGCGGCGCCGTCGCCACCTTCACTTTCCAGTACTCGCTCGACGGAGGCCGCACCTACAACGGCAAAAACATCCTCTCCGCGGCGACGTACGCGATCCCGAACACGGGGATCACGGTCGCCATGGCGGGCGCGCTTCTCGCGGTCGCCGGCGACACCTACTCCTTCACGGCGCCGGCCCCGACGTTCATCGTCTCGGACCTGAACACCGCCCTCACCGCCGGTCTCAACGACCAGCGATCGTGGGGACTCTGCGCGGTCGTCGGAACCCCCGCCGACGCCCCCACGGCTGCCTCGGTGGCCGCTGCGGTCGACGTCAAGATGCAGGCTGCCGTCGCCCAGAAGAAGTGGGCTGCCTCCTTCATCGAGGGCCCGGACGCCGTCGCCGACGCGACGATCCTCACCCAGTTCGCTAGCGTCATCAGCGCCGGCGGCAAGGTCACGATTTTCGCCGACTTCGCGCCGCTCGTGTCGGCGCTCTCCGGTCGCACGGAGAAGCGTCCCGCGATGTGGTCTGCGGTCGCGCGCATCGCCTCCACCTCCGTCGAGGAGCACCCCGGGCGGTTCGCCTCCGGGCCGCTCTCCGGCGTCGGCGCGCTGAAGAGCGTGTCGAGCGACCTCATTCAGTGGAGCTACCGCGACGAGTTCCTGACGCCCGGTCTCGACGACGGGCGCATTGCCACCCTCCGCACGTGGCCCGGCAACGGCACCGCAACGTACATCACCCGCGGCAAAACGCTCGCGCCGCTGCTCTCGGACTTCGCGCAGATCCAGGCAGTTCGCGTCATGAACAAGGCCGAGCAGCTCGGCTACGCGTCGATCATCCAGTTCGCCAACGAGTCGCTACGCGTGGCGACGGCCACGGGCTTCCTCGACGAACGCGACGCCGTGCGCATCGAGCAGACCGTCACCGCGGCGCTCCGCAACGGGCTCGGCAAGAGCGTCAGTGACGCAACCTGCCAGGTCGTGCGCGGGATCAACTTCCTGGCGACCAACACCGTGCAGTACCGCGTGCGCGTCATCCCGGTTGGGTACGCCGAATTCCTCAACGGCGAATACGGGTTCTTCAACCCGGCGCTCGTTCCCTCGTGAGCTGAGAAGGATCACACCATGGCTACCCAGACGCCCTTCATCAACGGCACGATGTACGACCACGGAACGGTCGAAGTCACGATCGCCGGCAAGCGCTACGGCCTCGTCAAGTCGATCACCTACACCGACAAGATGGAAATCGGGAAGGCGCGCGGAACCAACGCCATCGTCCGCGGCACGTCGCAAGGCATCTACGACGCCGAGGGCTCGATCGAGTTCTACAAGGGCGCTCCTGGCGAAGGCGGCTCGACCGATCTGCGCGCCGCGCTCGGCAACGGGTGGATGAAAAAATACATCGATTCGATCGTGGTGACGCGCGGCAACAACGATCAGCCCGTCATCACCGACGTCCTCCAGAAGATCCGCATGATTTCCGACGAGGCCGGGTCGAGCGAGGGCAACGAGGTGCACGTCGATAAGTTTTCGATGTTCGTCACCAAGATCATCAAGGCCGGCGTCGACCCCGTCGATAGCTGAGCCGCATGGATCGGCGAGCTCGGCTCGCCGGTCTGAATGAGCCTGCGACCGCTCCGAGCCGCTCCGGCGGCGAATGCGCGTCGCGGGTTCATTGAGGCCAACCCATGATGAAACCAAGCGAAGACGATCTCGCGGCGCTCGCCGCCGAGCACGGCACCATCTACCAGTTCCCCTTTGGCGACGACGAGGCCGAGAACAGCGTCGAAACGAGCCCGTACGTGTTCGTGTACCGGCGCCCCACCGTCGAAGCGTGGAAGCGCTGGATGGCGTTCGAGCAGGACGACAAGAAGCGCCCCCAGGGGATGCTCAATCTCTGCGCCGATTGCGTCGTGTGGCCGAGCCAGGACGCCCGCGCGAAGGTGCTCGAGGACGTGCCCGGCGCGATGCAGATGATCGGCTTGGAGATCATCTCGATCGGTCGGGGGGCAGCCGCAGAGCGTTCGAAAAAATACAAGCCCGGTACCGCGAAGCCCGCGCCGGCTACGTGACCGCCGGCGGCGAGCTCGTGAGTGCCCTCGTTCGCGGGGACGACTCCGAGGACGCCGAGGCGGGCGCGATGCTCGTCGCTGAGTTTCTGTCGATCCTGATCCGCGCCAACACGAAAGCCTGACCCCATGTCACTCGCCTGGACGATGTCGCTGAAGGACGCGATGAGCGGCCCTGCGAAGTCGGCCACGGGCGCGCTCAAGCTCGTCGAAAGCGAGCTCAAGAAGGTCGACAAAGCGAGCAAGGAATCGTCCGTCGCCAAGGCCAAAGAGTCGCGCGGCCTACTGCTTCTCGGCAAAGACGAGATGCGGCAGCAGGCGCTCATGCAGAAGAACGCCGCGCGCGCCGCGAAAGAGCAAGCCGCGCTCATCAAGAGCGCCGAGAAGGCGGCAGCGAAAGAGAGCGGCCACTCGGGCGCGATCACCCGCGTCATGGGCGCGCACCCCGGCAAGCCCAGCAAGGGCGGGCCGCTGACGTTTCACGCGGCCGGGATCCAGAAAGCCGAAGGCGCGCTCGACGCGCTCATGGCGAAGGCCGGCGCAACCAACGGCGCGATCGGCTCGATGCTCGGCACCCTCGGAGAGATGGGCCCCGTGGGCATGGCTGCGGCTGCCGCGCTCGCGATGGGCACCGTGATCGTCGGACTCATCGGCGGCGGCGCCGCGCTGGCGCTCGAGATGTCGGAGGTGCGCGAGAAAAGCATTCTCGCGTTCGACGCCCTCTCGAAGGGCGGGCACGGAGGCGAGGCGACGCTCGCCATGATCACGCGCCTCAACGGCGTACTTCCTCAGTCCGGCGGGCAACTCAAGACGTGGGCGAAGGAGCTCATGGCCGCCGGGGTCACCGACCTCGGCCAGCTCGAAAACCGCATCAAGGCGATCGCGAGCGCCGAAGCGCTCATGGGCGAGGACGGCGCAGCGGCCGCGGCGAAGGTCGCGGGCGTCTTCGAGAAGATCAGCTTTGCTGAGCAGACCGGCAAGAAACTCAAAGACGCCGGCAAGCTCCTCAAAGACACCGGCGCCACCGCCGAGGACGTCGCCGCGAAGCTCGGCGTCCCGGTCGAGAAATTGAACGCCGACATCAAGGCGGGCAGCGTCTCGGCGAAGCAGTTCGGCGACGCGCTCTCGGCGGCCCTAATCGAGAAGGGCAAGGGCCCGCTCGAGGCGATGAACAACTCGCTGGGCGTGATGAAGACGAAGCTCGTCGGCGCCTTCCTGGACATGTTCTCTGGCGTCGACGTGAAGCCGTTTCTCGGCGAGATGAAGCTGGTCTCGGACGAGCTACGCAACGCAATGGGCGGCACCGGCAAGAGCGCGATCACCGCCTTCTTCAACGTCGTCTTCCGCATGGCCGCGATCGCGATCCCGCTCGTCAAGGCGGTGTTCAAGGGTATGGCCGGTCCGATCAGCGCAGCACTGAAGGCGATGAAGCCGCTCGGCGCCGCCATCACCAAGGCGTTCGGCGGCAAGCCCGGCGAAGGGCTCATCACGTTCGCGACCGTGCTCGGACAGGTGCTCGGCGTGCTCGTCGTGGTCTTCGCTGCGGTGACGGCGGGCGTCGCGATGATGTTCGGCGGGATCATCGTGGCGATCGCCGGGTTCGCGGCGTTCGCGTCGGCGGCGAGCGACGCGGGCTCTTCGATCGCGGAGGGACTCGCGAACGGCATCACGTCGGGCGTCGACTGGGTTCGTTCCGCGGTGCAAGGCATGGGCGGCGCGGTGATCGCAGAGGTCAAGCGCATCCTCGGCATCGCGTCTCCGTCGAAGGTAATGGCGAAGCTCGGAGGCCACACGGCCGACGGATTCGCAAAAGGTCTCGACGCTGGCACGAGCGACGTTCAGGACACGGCGTCGGACATGGTCTCGCCCCCCGCGATGGCCGGCGGAGGAAGCGGCGCGCGCGGCGGCGGAGGCGGCATGTCCGTCTCGATCTCGGGCGTCACGATCCAGGTGCACGGCAGCGGCGACGCGAAGGCGACTGCCGATCTCGTGCACGAATCATTCGCCTCCCGGGTCGCTCAGATCCTCGAGGACATGGCCGACCAGAGCGGCCACGCGCCCGCTCCGGCGTGAGCCCGAGCGACCATGCCGCTACCCCACTGGACAGAACAGCCCGACGTCTGGGACACGCTCACCCTCGCGGGGATCGCTGTTCCTGGCGTCGCCACGGTCGACGTCTCGCGCGGGCTCGAGATCGACAAGAAAAAGGCGAAGGGCACCCGCAAAATGGTCTTCACCATCCAAGGGGTGAAGAGCGCCGAAATCAACATCCACATAGAGATCAACACGCCTGACGAGTGGGTCGCGATGCAGCAGCTGATCGCCGTCATCGAGCCGAAGGCGGGCACCGGTAAGAACGAGGGTATCCCGGTCGACATCGCGCACCCGGTCACCGCGGCGCGCGGCATCCGGTCGATCCTGATCGAAGAGGTCGTCGGGCCGAACAAGACGCCCGACGGCAAGAGCTTTTGCTCGCTCAAGATCAAAGGCTCCGAGTTCGACGCGCCACCGAAGCCCACCACGGGCACGGGCAAGGGCGGCGCCAACCCGGCGTCGTACCCGTACGCGGGCACGTTCACCGACCCGAGCAACAACCTCTTCTACGAGGTCGCGAAGTTCGATCCGGCGTTCGTGAACACCACGGCGCTCGCGGGCTCGAACGGCTTCGCGAACTTCATCAGCTCGCACGGAAAGAAGTTCTACGCGAAGTTCATAATCGGCGTTCCCAGCAAGGGTGACCCGACGGTGGCCGCGTCGAACACCACCGGCGACGCCACCAAGACGCCCGACGCCTCCACCGGCGGCGATAGTGGTGACGCGATTCAGAAGGGCGTCCCGGCGCCGCCCGTGCCGGTCGACCCGGCAGCGGGGAGCACCGGCCCATGAGCCACACCACGATCAACGGGACCGCGGTGCTCGAGGGGACGATCTCCCTTCCGCGAAACGGCGTGTGGATTGCCGATCTCGTCACCGGCGACATCGGCCCGGCCCTCACCGGCGCCGTCACGATTCAGGTGGGCGCAAGCCTCACCCTCAAAGGCACCATCGTCCGCGGCGGTGCCTACCAAGGCCGCCGCACGTTCCGCATCGTCGGAGGTGCTGGCGGCCTTTCGCATGTGGTTACCGGCCGCTGGTACGCCGGCGCTCCGCTCTCGCTCCCGGTTCGCGATCTGCTCACGGAATCGGGCGAGGCGCTCTCCACGACGGCCGACGCGACGCTTCTCTCGACGACGCAGACGCCAGGGTGGTGCCGCACGATGGGCGCCGCCAGCGACGCCCTGTCGCGCCTGGCAAACGACGCCGGCGCTACGTGGCGCGTCCTCCCGGACGGCACGGTGTGGGTCGGCACGGACGCTTGGGCCGAAGCGCCCGTCATGCGCGACGTGATGCAGTTCGAGGATCGGAAGGCGCTCGGGCGCGTCTCGATCGTCTCGGAGGCGCCGACGGTGCTTCCGGGCATGTCCTTTCGCGGACAACGGGTCTCTTACGTCGAGCTCGCCATCCACGAAGACCAGATTCGTATCGAGATCTTCGTCGACCAGGGCAGCGCCGCCGATCGCTTCAAGCGCGGGCTCGTCGACCTCATCAACGCCATCGTCCAGCCGAAGATCGACTACCTCGCCATGTACCCCTGCAAGGTAGCGGGGCAGAACGCCGACCTCCGGCTCGAGTGCATCCCCGACAACGCGAAGCTCGGGCCGTCGATCGGTCCGCTCCCGATGCGCCTCGGCATCCCGGGAGCGACGGTGAAGGTGAAGACCGGATCGCGCGTGCTCGTGGGCTTCGAGAACGGCGACCCGCGGAAGCCCTACGCGGCGCTCTGGGATACCGCCGCGCTCGACGAGCTCGACCTCTCGGCCGCGACCGCGTTCAAGGTCACCGCCGGCAACGTCACGCTCTCGCCGGGCGGTCTTCCCGCGGCGCGGCAAGGCGACATGGTCGGCGTTGGCGGCGGCGTTCCTGCCGTTCCAAACTGCACGATCGTTCTCTTCTCGGGCGGCCCCATCGTCGCTGGCGCGCCCATGCCCGGGTACATCGGCAACGTCATCGTTCCGACGCTCCCGGTCTACGGCGTGATCCAGAGCGGCAACCCGAATGTGATCGAGTGACATGGCGGCCATCCTCGTCGGCTCACAGGGACTCGGAGGCACGTTCCCCGGATTCTCTGCGGCCATCGGCCCCGCGGTCGCGGCGTTCCTCGACCTCGACGCGAAGGCGCAACTCGCGCTGAACGCCGTCGCGGCGATGCAAGTCTCGGTCAACGGCGCGATCTCGGTCGCGCTGAGCGCCATCGTCTCGGCCAAGGCTGCGATCAAGATCGCCGCGCTCGTCGACCTCAACGCGCAACTCAGCGCGGCGCTCTCGATCACGGCGGCCATCGGCGTCTCGTTGCAGAACCCAGCGACCTACATTTCCGGGCTCATCTCGGGCGTCGCGCAGGTGTCGATCAACATCGGCGCGCTCGTCCCCACGGTGGCGCTGAACGCGCAGCTATCGGCGAACCTGGCGCTCACCGCGACCCTCTCCGCGAAGATCGCCGCGCTGACCCTTGCGATCGAC